CCCTTGCCCTCGCGGATCCCCCGCTCGCACAAGCCGCTGGCCCGTCGCCACACCTGAGTCTTCACCTCACGCCACCGTGGGCTGTTCAGCAGTCGCTGGTAGTTCTTGTCTCTACTCATAGGCTACCATTCTTGTCCGAAAGGTTTGAAGTCGGGTTCTTGGTCGGTCTCACTTGGCGAGTTCTCTTGCTTCAGCATGTCTTCTGCCAGTTGTCGGTCTTCATTCGTGAACTGGATGCGCTGCTGGCGCATGGCCTCGCCGTCAGGTGTGCGATGGTGTTTGGCCTTGGTGCGCTTGCCGTACTCGATACGCTTGCCTGATTCGGAGAACAGGGCCTCGCCGTTCATCTGGATGCGGTTCTCTTCCTCCAGTTCGATGATGCTTTGCGCGTCGATCATGGTCAGCAGCACGTCGCTCAGGTTGTTGCATCCCAGTTGTCCGCCCATCAGTCGCAGCCGTCGGTAGATGCCGTGCATGGTCACTTCGCAGACGCGCTCCAGGATGTCGTCGGTGCATTCGGTCATGCGAGCCTCGCCCATGAACGGACGGTCTATCATCACGGCACCGAAGCCTCGCTTGTCCTTCTGTTGGAGGATGAGCACCACCTGCGCCACGTCGAGGTCGTTGGGGTTGGCGAGGTTGAACGCCTTGGCCCACGAAGCATCGGTCTCCATCATGGTCATCACCTTGCGGATGCGCGGGTCGAGTTCGTGCTGGGGTGCTGCCGCCCGTGCCATGGTGTAGGCGAACATCTGGAACATCTGGTAGGAGTTCACACCGATTGTTTCGCAGATCTTGTCGAGCACCGCTGCCTGGTCGGGGCTGACCTTCACGGAGTACACCACGTGCTTATCATCTTTCTGCTTTGTGCTCATTGTCGTTTTCGTTTGTTAAAGTTGTACGCTTGTCTCAGTTTCTCGCGCCACTCCCTGATGCGAGGGTCGCGCATTTCTTCGGGGTCGAGGAATGGCTGCCCGTCGTCAATGATGTGCATGATGATGTCACCAACCTTGACTGGCTCGTGCTTGGGTTCTTCCTTGCGCGGCTTGTCGCCCGTGGTCATCATGCGGATGGCAATGTCGGCCACGTCAGCCTTGTCGCCGTCGGCCTCCGTCCAGCAGGTGTCGAAGAAGTGGGTATATACCCGGCATCGGTCATAGCCCAGTTTGTCGGCCACCTCCTGCCATGCGTCGCGCCCGTCCTTGTCGGGCCACAGCCAGACGGTGCGCCCCTGGTCGATGAGCGGCTGGAGGCTGTCGAGTTGCAAGTGCTTCAGACCGCCACATGCCAGCCATATCTGAGAGTCGAAGGCGCCGTAGTAGTTGGCCATGATGATGGCCGTCTTCTCCGACTCCACGATGTTCACCACGGCCTTCGGGTAGCGGTTCAGCAGATGTGAGCCGAAGAGCGGCTTCAGGATCTCGTGCTTGTCGGGGTCGAGCCGCTGGCGGCATCCGTCCTGATTGTATATCCATCCGGGATGCTGCGTCTTGTCGCGGTGGCCGTCGGGCAGATACTTCATCAGTTTGGCGGCTCGCGGTATGCCGTTGTGGTCTATCTGCCAGAACACCACGCGGCCGTCGCGCCAACCGCCTACGCAGTACATCCAAAGCGTCTGCTGTAACCGCGCCCGCTGCTCATCGTCCCACGGAAGCAGTTGCAACCAATAGATAAATAATATCGACTGCTCTTGGGCTATCGTCATAGTCCTGGCGACGTAGGCTCTCGGTATCTCCAGCACCGGCAGCGGTGCGGGCTTCGGTCGTGGTGGCGGTGGCGTGTAGTTGAGCGGTACATTATCGACCTCGATGCAATACTTCTTGCCGAGCCAACGGATAGCGTCGGGGAAACTGAGCCGCTCGTGCTCCATGAGGAACGTCACGGGTCCACCCTTCGCGTCACACACGAAACAGCGGTAGGTGTTGCCGCCGCGCTTCTCTGGCACCGTCGAGGGGCGCACGATGAAGTTGCCGTCGTGTCGGTCGTCGTGGAAGGGGCAGAGGCCCGTGAGGTTCACGCCCGCCTTGCGGAGCGTCACGCCGCAGTCGCTCACCACGTCCTCGATCTTGGCGATGTCCTGAATGCGTCTGACGATTTCGTCTGGTATCTTTGGCATAGGCTGAAAACTTGATTACTAATGAAGGTGATGGCTTGATTACTAATGAAGGTTTTTGGGTTACTCTCCGTAAACTTCCGAGGCTATCATCTTGGCCAGGCTTACCGCGTCTTTCACGTGTCGCGGGCCTGTGATGGTCAGGCGCGAGTTGGCTGTTGATGATTGTTCACCGCTAATGGCTCCTGCCAGCAGGATGGCGGCAGTGGTCATGATCTGTTCTTTTGTTGCTTCCATTTTAGTAAGGGGTTTTAACT